ATTTAGATAGACATCAACAAAACCTACGTCATAAGTCGCAGCGAAAGTTGTCTGGCCTGAAGTAGCTGTGTACTCCTGACGCTCGGCCGTGCCGTTTACTGCGCTTCCTGCTGCTGCCCAAGATGATCCTGAATAGACAAACATCGTGTTGCTAACAGTATTGAAGTACAAAGCACCTGCTACTAAAGCGTTGCCTTGGTTGTCCACTGTGGGAGCTGTTGACTTTGCTCCTAGATACAATTCTTCAAAATCGACTAGAGTCGCAGCCGCAGTTGTTGCTGATCCTGCCGCTGCCGTTGCACTGCCTGCTGCCGCCGTAGCTGATCCTGCTGCTGCCGTTGCGTTAGTAGCTGCTGAAGTTGCAGAACCTGCCGCTGCTGTTGCGCTAGTAGCTGCATTAGTCTCTGCTGTTTCGGCATTGGTTTCCGCAGTCTCTGCTGCTGTTTTAGCAGTCTCTGCTGCTGTCTCACTAGCCGCCGCTGCTGTTGCTGACGCTGCCGCCGCACTAGCACTACCACTAGAACCAGAGGCACTAGAGGCCGCTGCTGTAGCTGAGTTCGCCGCATTAGTCTCACTGGTAGCTGCCGCTGTTGCAGAGCTTGCCGCTGCCGTTGCACTTCCTGCTGCATTGGTTTCGCTAGTAGCTGCCGCACTTGCACTTGATGCCGCCGCCGTTGCTGATCCAGCAGATGCTGTGGCGCTGGTTGCGCTATCCGTAGCCGATGATGCACTTGCAGTTGCGCTTGTTGCTGCGTTAGTAGCCGAAGTCGCTGCATTAGTCTCAGAGGTAGCCGCCGCTGTAGCACTTCCAGCCGCCGCCGTAGCAGAACCCGCAGCAGCAGTAGCACTTGCCGCTGCCGCTGCACTTGTACCCACCCAGTAAGCAGGTGAGGTTGCAGGATCGTTGCCAGTGTTAGAGTTTTGGAGAGAGGTATATAAAACACCATCTGTACCGACTGCGTTCTGATCCTCTGCATAAGTCGCTGTGGCTAACCATGCAAAACTCAGCAATACCCAGTACGCTGTCTGAGTAGAGGGGTTCTGGTTTAAATTAGTGCCTTGTAGAGATTGGTACTGCTCGCCGCCGTAAGTGACCAGCGCGCCAACCTGATAAGTGATGCCCTGATTCCATTCTACAGAATAAAGCAAGGTCCAAGAGCCCGTGGTAGTCACAGGATTGTTATTCTGATTTCCGTTAATAAGCGATCGGTAGAATGTTCCATCCGAACCCAGAACCACGTCGGTGGCGCTGTAAATCTTAGTGGCTACCCACTGATCACCGAAATCTGTTGCAGTCTCGCCTACAGGATCTCGGACCGCAATCTGCACGTCGGCATTATCGGCAAGGATGCACTTTGCCACGCCGTCAAAAAAGATGTTTGGCTGGCGACCAGCGGCAGACAGTAGAACGGGATTAGTGTTCGGGATCGAGTTATTGATATCCGCAAAAGTAGTCTTAGGAGTCGTAGTGCCGGACTCGTAAAAGTAAAGCTTACCCTCTACTAAAGGTTCGCCAGCGTTGTCTAGGTATTGGTCAAAATCGCCGAAACGTGCCATCGTAGTTTCCTATAATCTAATTTGAGGGCTCAAAGCTTTTGAGAAGATTTCTCATCGCCTCAAACTGCTTTTCTTGATTAACGCCTCTAAGCTTATTTCCTGCTGCTTTAGCTGCGGCTCCAGCAAATTGAGCGTTGCTGCTAGGCATTGTACCCAACGCCTCCCCAACCACTCCCGAAAGACTGGTATCGGCTTTAGTACCAAATATTCTATCAAGGTCAATAGTAAAAGCGGTTTGAGTAATCACGTCGTCATCAAAGCTGCCATACCTGTTACCCAGAGAGTTTAACTCTGACACTGAATCAACAAGCCTGCCGCGAGTCTGCCTGTTGGACCCTAAGCCTCTTAGAGAAGTGCCGATAGCTGTTGCTGCGCTAGGGCTGTCAGGGTCAATGGTCCTGCCTATGGCTGTGCTGAAATCATCCATCGCCTGAATCGTTTCGGCGTAGGTAGTGTTAAGCTTGTCATACTCAGGGAACTTGTTATCCAGCACCCCGTCTAGCTCGCGGCGAAGTCCCTTGATAACATTGATAGTTTTTCCGCTTAAGCCTTCTGCTGCTTTGCCGTAGTTGACCTGCTCGTCAATAAAGCGCTTAAGGTTATGAATATCATAAGCAGTGACTTGTCTAGGCGCTCTCATACGCTTGACTAGCTGGTTGAGTATTCGTTCCGCTGGGAGTACTCCTTCAATTGCCGAGCCTTCAAAATTCAGGGTTAGATCGTCGTTGAACTTAACGCCTAATTTCTGCAAGGATTCCTCGAAATTTTGAATCGGGGCTGCAAAGTCTACCGCGCGTTTTTTCAGATTCTTTTCAGCATAATCATCTATGCCTGCGCCAGCTTTCCGGTTTACGTCACGAATCAGTTTGTAACGATTAAGTATGGATTCGCCAGCTATGTCCGTCGTTCTGTTGGTCATGCTGAATCTTTTGTCTTCGGTGGCGTCCTTCATTACCTCGAGAGATCTGAGCATATTTCTGCGGTCGGCAGGGCTAGCCTCTCGGATCATAGCGACCAAGCCTTCATCGAATCCCTGCTTGACAGCAGCTTGCTGAGTTGGGTTCTTAACCGCTCTAGTCGGCACTGTCGGCTCAGGCAAAGGCCCTCTCTCGCCAACAACGGTGGGCTCTGCGCCTTCAATCTTCTCTAAGCGATAAGGTGCTGTCGTATTCCGTGTAGCTGTAGATTCGCCACCCTCAATATTCTCTCTGGCTACTCGCGCCTTAGTGGGCTCGTAAGTTCGTGCATAGCGACTAGCACTTTGCTTTCCAATGCCACCGACACCAGTAACGCCAAGAATATTGACGCCTGCTTCAATGTTGCGAGCTGCGCGGGGATTCTCTTGGGAGAATTCGCCCCACTCCTCGGCGCCAGCCCCAAACGCTCTTTTGCCGGCCTGCATCAAAGGCTGATCAAAGAAGATGCCGAGCTGATTCATTACTTCATCTCCAACAGCATCAGCCGGTTCTTTGATAAAATCAGGAGTCATAGCGGCTATTCCTTTGCCTGCTAATCCAACGCCCTCAACGAACAAGTCACCTAGCGCAACAAATCCTTGGCCATAAGCCTGCGTTACACCCTCTGAAACAGACTGATCGCCTTTAAGAGTAGATGCGAATATTTCGTTTGCCTTCTGAGCTCGAGTAGAGTCGCCGCCGAGAGCATCAAAGCCAGCCTGAGTTGCGCTAAGCGCTGCTTGGGCACCAAGACCAATAGGCTCCCGCCTCTCTGTAGCCGCAGGATCTTGAGACTGCCCAGAAACAACCTCTTTTACTTTGGCATCAATTATCGCGTCATCTGTGCCCAATGGGAAATATAGCTCAGTCCCATCGGCCAGTATTACTTTAATCTCATCCATCAGATTCTGTTTCCTTGGTCGTCATACCTTATTACTCGAGGGCCTTCCGGAGTAGGATTGAGTTCTGGCTCACCAGCTCCTGCTCCAGCGGCTTGTGTCTCGCCATCTAAACCAGTGTAGAAATTTCTGTTTTGAAATCCTTCCATGGTTGTAAGCGCTCGTTCTCCGCCTTTGCCCATATCGGCGGCATATAGCTCAGCCCTGTCTATATCGAGCTCCATTTCACGAATCATATCTTCTAGCAAAGCCATGTTAGCGGCAGTGCTTTGATCTTCATTCGCCTCGATCGATGCAAGCAAATCGCCTTCACGAGCTGTAAACGCGGCTCCAAATGTCGGCTTTAATTGCTGCAATACATTTTTTCTTAGTATATATGCAAGCCTTGCTTCGTCTGCATCTGTCAGGCCCAGCGCTCTTCTTGCTTTTAAGCCGATTGCTGCAAAACCACCAGTATCTACTCTTTCAAGAATTTTAAGAGCATCTCTTAGCCTGCCAATGTTTCTAGCTTGCCTGATACCGTTTTCAAGCACATCTTGACCGAATCCTTCCTCGGCCGTGCCTCGAGCCCTAGCTGTAGCAACATCGCCCTCGTAAGCAATTTTACTCTCGATAGCCTCCTTGAGAACCGCGCGCTTTTGGTCTGGGTCGGTTACTATCTGGCCGTCAGGTCCGTATACCTCCGGAGCACCAATGCGCGTAATTTTAACTACAGTGCCGTCGTTGTATGTAGTCGTCTTCGCTGCGCCCATCTCTCCAGAAGAACCGCCGTAGCGCATAAATTCTTGATAATCCGCATCTCCTTCTTTAAGACCTGCCGCCTGAGCTTGTAGCTGCAAAGAGCGAAAGGATGAAGGAGCATCCTTACTTCCAGAGATTTGGTTGTAAGCGCGACCAGCAGTAACGGCGTTATTCATCTCGGTCGTAAGACGATCTTTCGCCTCCATATCGCCAGCCGCTGCCGCTTGAGCGAGCTGCAAGTAGCGTTTTGTATGACTGGTGTCTACGTTAGGGATCTGGCTAAGTATCTGAAAGCGGTCCTGCATTAAGCCAAGAACACCGCCAACGTCACCTTGATCCAAGAGATTACTGGCCGCAGATGCGTCCGCAAATAAAGTCTGCTTGCGCTTCTCTGCCGCCTGCTCATCTTCTAAGCCGCGCTTGCGAGCGAGCTCGTCTTCTTGCATCATCTGTTGACGGAACTGCGGGGCTTCACCGCCTACCGCTGCTCCTAATCCCATCAGGGCCCTTCCAACATCTACCGCCATGGTAAACCTCTATGTAACTATTCCACCAGCAGGCATTCCTGCGGTGGTGGGCGCAGGCATAGTGCCTTGCGGATTCATGAACTGGCTAAACCCGTAGGTTTGCGCCGGAGTAAATGTTTGATTTGGATTTGTAGGAGTAAACGTATTTTGCTGAGTTGGCTGGTCAAATAGATTATACCCTGCGCCAGCAGCATACAATGCATTTTGCACTCCACCTTGATAATCAGGCGTGTTGATCTGAGCCTGAGGAGTTCCGGAAATTCCGGACGCTATCCCTTGCTGAATGTTAGACATACCCGCACCGTAACCTTGCTGAGCTCGTGCCTCGTTTAGCGCTGCGCTATTATACTGGTCCATCAGCATATTGCGCTGACCGCCGAGCATAGTTGCTAAGTTGCTTCCTTGGTTGGCGTAGATATCGGCAAGGTTTGACGCTGCGCTGCCGTACTGGTTGGCTAGTTGCTGCCCCGCCACTGTTCTACCTGTAGCAAGATTAACCCCAAGATTCCCAATCTGCTGGGCCGCAGGTAATCCGTAAGTTGTTAATTGATTGCTTAACTGATTTCCAAGAGCTTGCTGGCCCTGTAGCTGCTGAGTCCCAAGACCTGTTTGGATGTTGGCCATCGTACCCGCAGCGTTCATTCCTTGGCCAGACAAAGTGTTTAGGTTGCCAATCTGCTGTTGCAGCCCTTGTGAGGCTAGACCCTGCCCGAAGCGTTGTAATTCCTTCTGAACATTACCGCCACCGAGCCCGCCTGTAGCGCCTGCACCGGCTAGGTTAGCCCGCATACCTTGCTCACGCAAAAAAGCTATTTGCGGGGATTCTTGATAAGCCGCATTAAATGAGTCTTGGCCTAGAGCCCCTGACAATGCCATCTGCTGCTGTAGAGCTGTTTCGCCTGCTTGTTGGTAAGGCTGGATAAATCCACTGGCATCCTGAGCTCTCGCTTCTGCCTGCTGAAGCCCTAAGCCGTACTGGTTTGCGAGTTCTTGCCTACCGGTTCGGTTGAGCATATCCAGCAGATCAATCGCGCCGGTTGCCCCACCCTTTAGAGCCATCTCAGAGCCACGGAGGCCCGTAGGGATCTCGCTGCCAGTTTGGTATTGAGTTGTGGCCATCTGTGGCAGGTCGTACGATCTACCAGCCAAGGCGTCAAGATCATTAACACTGATTTGGGTAGCCGCAGGGGTAGGCGTCGGGGTAGGCGTCGGGGTAGGCGTCGGGGTAGGCGGCACATAAGGTTCCGGCGTCGGTGGGAACCTTATTGGTCTTGGCTCAGGATCTACATTAATTGGAGCCGGTGGAGGCGATATAGGTAAGCCTGCTTGAGCCTCTGCTATCTGGGCAGGATTAAAACCTAGCTCTTGCGTCAGGTTGCGCTCTACGACTTCTTGAGGCGCATTAAAATACTCTGAGACATCGCCAGTGCTTGTCACGCCTTTCTGAATTAGGTCCTGCACCCTCTCTACTTGAGAAGCAGTCAAAGCCCCGCTAGTGTAAACATCAGGGGGAATATCTGTAAGACTTTGAATAATAAGCGCTTTTGGTACGCTAAAATATTGAGCGACATCATTGACATCAACTTCACCAGAGTTCAATAACGCCTTTACGCGGTCCACTGTCTCTACTGAGTAGTCAGTGCCCTTGGGCAGGCCGTTTAGTTTTGCAATACTCATGGTTGCTGGCCTCCCGTCATGCCAAGGGCTTTAGCGACTTGTTCAGATGTAATAGATTCCCCCGCAACACCAGATGTTGCAGCACCTGCCGCAGCAGGTTTGAGGGAGCGACCTTCTGCTTTTCCGTAATTATCCCAATGCCACTTAGCGTAGCCCTCTGCGGTATTGAACTGGGGATCCCCGCCTTCAAGAAGCTGTGCTTTCTTTGAATTGTAATCAGCAAGAATGTCTGGGTTGGCCGATAGATACCCTTGAGCCGTGTTCGCGTCCCAGTCCATCACTCCGGCGTTTGAGTATTCGATCTGCTCAAATCCCTTAAAATCTAAAGGCTGAGGATTAGTCAAGCCGCCAAGCTGTGAGTAGTCCATAGGGACGCTCTGAGCTTGCAAGTTGCCGTAGTTGATGTTGTCACCAAGGATTGCGGACCGCTGCCCCATGAGGCCGGCGATAAGCGCCTGCTGCGCCATGTAGTCGCCGGTCTGAGTAGCATCTATCATAGGTCGGAAAGTCTGGCCGGCAAGAGAAAGGTTTTGATTCATTCCTTGCTGGCGGATGTCTTGAGCCGCTTGATAAGCAGGGAGCATGGACTCTGTGGCGCGTTGGCCGTAGTCCTTGATCATGCCAATCTCTTGCGTTCGATTCTTGGCAGACTGCTCGGCCATTTTCTTATTAGCCTTGTTCTGCAAATAACTTCCGCCAAGGCTGGCTGCTGCGCCGCCAAGAGCGGCTGCTGTTGCTGCAAATGCCATTATTCTTTCTCCAAAAACTTAACTGGCTCAATCCCCGCTTGGGCATCAAGTAAATCATAAGTTGGTATAACATATTCTTGTTCAACCAAATCAACATCCGGCTCTTTATCCCAAGGGAGGACGTTAATCCAAACGGCATCCTCCACGGCGTAAATAGCTTTTTTGACTAGCTCGTTAGACACAAACGTATAGGGCGCCTCTACCTCAACCCTGCCCTGATCGGTGACGGCTATAACCTTCCCCTTGGAAAGAATATTTACATTTGAATACTTGTGTATAGCGCCAGTTATAACCACGCCTTTAGGAATATGTAATTCTCTGGTGTATAGGCCGTGTGAAAAATAATGATTACATTCAAGGGTTTGTATGTCTATATTCTGACTGCTTGACAAAATCGCGCTTTCAAGCGACTCCATTTTGCCTCTGTGTTCTTGATCCATCAAAATATAACCCCTTGGTTATTTGCTTAATTTTACCACATTTTGCTGATTAAACCGCTATCCAGCCCTGTGTTACGTCGCCGCCAATTGACGGTAGCATTTTCCTATATTCTATCGATCCTGTGGTTCCAGCGGAGTTAATGTAAAGGCTGTACTGTCTAGCCTCTACCACACCTTCCGGCGATCCCACACCCACTATAGGGATGCTTAAGCTTGCGTCCTGAGTGAACTGCCTGAACGGCTGAGCCATGGTCCCATCGCTTTCAACGATAGGCTGGGCTGCGTTAAGCCTAGGGCCTGTCACTTATCACCACCAATGATGTTAGCGGTTAACTGTATTATTACAGGCTTGACCGCATCCGTTAGGGTGAAACGGAACACCTCAAATCTTGCTGCCCTACCATTGCGACGCCAGATGGCGCGACGGCTGTACTCACCGATCTTGCCTATGCTGCGAGATATAGGCCCGCTCCATGTCTTGCCGTCCTTGGACCGCTCAAGCGTGATCTGAGGATCTGCCACCGCATCATTACCAACGCCTGACTCTACCGTGAGCTCTAGGCTTGGGAAAAACACTGACTGCATGTTGTTTTGGAAAGGCTGAGTAGCAACCCTTCGAACGATTGTGTTTTCGTATTCGGTGTAGACGTTTTGATCAAACTGACCAATACGGCCGTCAATGATGTCGCCGCAGAGAATATTATTGTACGCCTTAACCACAGAGGACACTCTCAGAGCTCCTAGAGTGCCCTCTAAGAAAGACTTGCGCTCATGCCATCTCTGAGATGTTGTGTCGTATACAAGCGTTGTAGCGGGCAGTGCAAAACCTATAAAGTAGGCCCCCTTGCTGGCGTATGCCCATGAGTAAATGCTTGCAACCTGAGTATCTGACAGCTTTGATAAAAGAGAGTCAATTGCAGTCGTAGAGACTTTGACTGTACTGTTCCCGTTAAGAGCCCAGATAGCCGGCCCCTCGTTCTCTCCGCCACCAACCCACATAAAGGTATCTTGCGCGTTTACGAGAGAGTAGGGCGCATAGCATCCTTTCTGCAAAAATAGTCCGGTCCGTTGAAAAGGAAAGTCAGCTCCGCCGATATTCTGGAAAGCTTCAAACGTCTGGCCTCCTGAGATGAATAGCTGATTCTTATAAACGACTGGAGCAACAATGTCATCGGGGTCTGACTCGGCTGTACCGAAGTCGAGAGCGTTATAGCTCAAGCCGTCATTGATGGAGCTTACTATGAACTTCTTAGAGTCTGTGGTGATTAAGAAGTAGCCATCAATAAACACAACGAACTGCGGAGCGCCATTCGCTGTGAAGTCAGAATCTGTGATCTGGGCGAACGTGTCCGTAACGTGGTTATAGATATAACCGTTACCGTTAGGCACGAGCACCATTAGCTGCGTTCCGTTATCCGCCATAGAAACGCGAGCAACACCAGTAACGTCGCCGATAAAGGTTAGGCTGTAATCGTCGCCAGACTCATCTAAACGGTATAACCGCTCGCCATTCACGAAGTAAGGCTTGCCAGCCATCTCGTGTGCGCCACGGTTTACGTTATCAAGTATTCCCGACGAAGCAAGCTGAACAATGCCCTCAGTGCCAAATAGAGTTTCTTGAGACAAGCCAGTGCCTTGGACAATGTTCGGATACCAGTTGGTACACTCTTGCGCGGAGATAGGCAGGGAGTCGCTGACATAGAATCCGTTCGCTATCGGTAACTGGGTTACTGGCATCTAAGATACTCCGAACAAGCAGTCCGTAACGGTTATATTGTTTGTGGTCGTAGCATTGGAAACAAAAACTTCAAGATAATCAGAGGTAGCCACGGAGACGTTATAAAACACTCCCACG